GTGAGAGAGGCGATGATTGAATACAGCATTAGCAGCCTTACCAAGCGTATTCATGAACTTCGTGCGCTGGGCTATAACATCCTGTCTACGCTTAAACGACACCCCGTCACAGGCCAGCGCTATGTGCGATACACACTACAAGAGGAGGCGTAAGACTATGAGCCGCAACAGAACCAGCAACGTCCCTGTAGGATCATTTGACAGAGACCTGATGAAGACAGTAGAGAATATGGAGTGGGATACAGATACTGACGCCAGCATCGACATTCTGTCAGATCAACTGTCAGAGCTAGAACACTTGCAAGAGGGGGCAGCACTATGGTAATCTTGCCAGCCGCTATCTGCGTGTTTTATCTTGTAGGTCTATGTAAATCTATTGCTTTTGCTAAGAAGGAACTGGAGTATGAACAATCAAAGAAGCGACGATCCCATTGATGACGTAACATCTTGGGTTGGTAGGCTACCAGTGACGCCAAAGAAGGAGAGGGAGACAGATGAAGATACCCAAAAGCACAGCAAAGATAGAAAAGCTAATTGAGTTTTACTATGCCAGCCCTGCTTACCTGCGGGTCACAGGCAAGACACAGCTAGAGTATGAGCGATGCCTGACTAAGGCTATGCAGACAACAGTCAAGCACAAGACTAAGCTTGCTAACATCCGTATCTGTGACCTGACCGCTGGGATGTTAGCTACAGCCTACGAGAAGTGGGTAGCATCCTATGGTATACGCCAAGCCAACTACACAAAGTCAGCACTGTCAGTAGCTTGGCGCTATGGCATGACTAAAGACATTATGATCCACAACCCTGTAGCTGTGATCAAGACTATCGCCACTAAGCCACGCAAGGTTAAGTGGGAAAGGTCAGACATCAAAGCTTTCCTGACCGTTGCATATAGCAAGTGGGAGTATCGAAGCTTAGGGTTGCTGGTTCATATGTCATATGACTGGGGCCAGCGAGTAGGTGATATGAGGATGCTGAAGTGGGAAAGCCTAGACCTTGATCAGTGCCGCATGGACTTGACACAATCTAAGCGAGGTGCTGATGTGCATCTACCTATCAGTCAGAACCTATGCCAAATGTTACGCACACAAAAAGAGGAGTTCGGGTTCCAGGATTTTGTTGCGCCTAAGATTTCTATCAACAAGGGCTTGATCAGACCTTACCTGATTAATGAAATATCTAACAATATCAATGCAGTATTGGACGAAGCTAATCTATCACGTGAACTTACAGCTATGGATTTGAGACGCACAGCAGTGACAGAAATGATGGAAGCAGGTGTAGACTTGGTTGGTATTATGCAGGTAACTGGTCATGCTAGTCCGACATCACTGGCCCCATACATGGTCAACACATTCAGTGGTGCGTCTAAGGCACTATCAGCAAGAGGCAATGAAGATGAGCATTCGTAGATATGTAGAGACAGTAGAGATCAAGGATGGCGAGAGCCGCCGCATGAACTGTCCATCTTGCTTTGCTAAGAATACTTTCACGATCACTAAAGAGATGGGTGAGATCAAGTATAACTGCTACAAGCTAGACTGTTCAGCCAAGGGCTTTTATCACGGCAACCTTACAGCCATAGAAGTGCAGCACTTACTGAAGAAGCGGCCCAAAGCTAAGGCCAAGGAGGTAGAGACTATGGAGATACCTGAGTATGTTGTGCAGCCCAGCGCAGAGCATGATAAGTTTCACAGGTTTGTTAGCCGCTGGGGTATCGCCTCAAGAGGCCTGATGTATGACGTGAAGGATGAACGTGTTGTGTTCCCCATCCACTTCAAGGGCCGCATCATCGACGCTAATGGCAGGGCTGTAGGTGGTAAGATACCTAAGTGGTATCGCTACTCAGGCAAGGCAGACTATTACCTTGTGGGATCGGGTAGCACCATCGTTGTGGTAGAGGATTGTGTGTCAGCTATAGTGGCCCACCAAGAGTTGCCAAATGTTACAGCTATGGCAATCCTGGGGACATCCCTGACGCCTAACCACATGGCTAAGATTGGTGAGTATAGCAAAGTTATCGTGGCACTAGATCCAGATGCAGCACACAAGACCTTGCAGTTCAGCAGAGAGATCAACCTATGGACAGGCGCTAAAGCTACGGCATTTAGGCTTGACGATGATATCAAGTATCGCTTAGACGATGACATGGAGAGACTGAAGAGGATAACAGATGTCATACCATATACCTAAGAAACCTAGCCAAGAATTGTTAGATCATCTAATGGCTAACTACACATACGACAGAGATAAGGGTCAGGTATTTAACAATAGAATGGGTAAACCTGCTTTAGGGTTAACAAATAAGGGTTATCAGTATGTTGTATCATACCTTAATAATAAACATCTCGTCCATAGGGCGCACCACGTTGTTTGGTTCTTTGAGTATGGTGAATGGCCTACTTCTTGTATGGATCACATAGACGGTGTTAAGACTAACAACCACTATACTAACTTACGGTTAGTCACCAACAGAGAGAATACACAGGCTTATTACAAGAGTCAGAAGACGAGCAGTCCTTATCAAGGTGTGTATTGGAGAAAAGATAGAAAAAAGTTTTATGTCCATATTATGGTTAAAAACAAACAAACTCACATAGGTGCCTTCACCTGCGAATTAGAAGCAGCAAGAGCTTATGACAAAGCCTTGGTAGGACTAGGCCTTAAACCCGTCAACGTAGAAATTATGAAGGAGTTACAGAATGACTAACCAGATCACAGCTACATACATCGACCACATGGGCAGTGACCTGTCCGTAGTTAACGCAGCACGAGTATCCTTTGGTAAGAAGAGTGATTGGGAGTTCTCTGCACTAAGAGAAGGCTTACTTGAGAGAGATGCCAAGCTCATCAACTACCTAGCCAAGCATAAGCACATCAGCCCCTTCGGTCACGCCTTTGCAAGCTTCCACGTCAAGGCACCTATCTTCGTAGCACGTCAGCTAGTGAAGCATAAGTTCCTGCGATGGAATGAGATCAGTCGTAGGTACGTGGATGATAAGCCTGAGTTCTATGTTCCTGACGTGTGGCGTGGGCGTAGTGAGGATAAGAAGCAAGGGTCTAGTGATGAAGTAGTGGACATGTTATACTGGATAGTTGCAGACCCTGAACTTTCTATTGAGGGCCATACAGAGTATGATAATGTAAGTGATACACCTAGTAGGTGGTCATCTTATGTAAATGCTAGGGCATTAGACCTTTATAATGCTATGCTTAATAGCGATGTCGCCCCTGAGATGGCCAGAATGACGCTCCCGCAGTCCACCATGACTGAGTGGTACTGGTCAGGTAGTCTTGATGCCTTCGCTGACATGTGTCGGCTACGTTGTAAAGAAGACACACAGTACGAGAGCCGTTTGGTAGCTGACCAGATCAGTGCGAAGATGTCGGAGTTGTTCCCAGTAAGCTGGGATGCTCTAATTAGCAATTCGTGACGATCCTAATAGACAAATGGAGAAACAGAATGACTTGGCACTATCAACTAATGAAGCACACAGAGCCTGATGGCGAGGTCTGGTATGGGATACATGAGTTGTACGAGGGTAACGGTTACAGCTCCAACCCAGAAAGCATCAGAAGTCACGACAAAGACGACATCAAGTGGATGCTAGAGACTATGCTAGGCGACATTGAGAAACATGGGGTGAAAGACTATGAGTGACTACAAAGTAGACGCAGCAACTAAAGAAGAGTGGGCTGAACGAGCATGGAATGCAGAAGACAAACTCTCCTTACTTTTAGATAACCTCATTACATTGAAGGCTAGACTGAAGAAGTGGGACAACCAAGATTACGTGTATTCATACATCAACGCTATGCTACAAGAGCTAGAGGAGTACCACTAATGTTTACCGTAGAGTTTGAGTCTGATGCTTCTATCATTACTACACTAGACGAGCGTGATAAATTTGAAGACGTTGAAGTTATTCTGGCAGATGATGGCTCTGTTTACATGAGACAGTTTGACAATTCTTTAGAGGAGTATCAGATGCTCTTCATGTCATACCAACAGGTGCTAGACATATTTGCTGCACTAAGCAGTAAAGAAGGCGCTTACTATGCAACACCCAAGGACACAAAATGAATGTAGCGATGTTTCTAAATGGTGCAGCTTTTATGTATCTCTTAGGTGTGGTACTACTGTATTCCATTACAGAGCCAGAGGATGAGAATGAAGACCCTTATGCCGCTGACAAGTTTTCGCTGATGTGGCCTTGGGTGGCTGTAATGACTATTATATATTGGGTTCGGGGAGAGAACGACGATGACGATGGAACTAGCACTGATTAAGACGCTCCTAAAGCGTGACTTCTATGACCAACACAAGGGTATCAGATGCCCAGATAAGATCTTCACTAAGGACATCCGTAAGATCAAGCAGACACTAGATCATGCTATGAACAACTACGATGGCGACCTCAACATGGCTGACCTAGAAGCGCTGTTCTATGCACAGAACCAGACCATGACTACAGCTACAAAGACTGCATACGGTGATCTATTCCGTAAGATGGATAAAGCTGATGTAGTCAAAGAAGAGATTGCAGACACAGTGCTAGGGCAATTGTTCCAGCAGTATGTAGGCGATCTTGTAGCTAACCTAGGCTTTGACTTCGTTAACGGATCACAGACATCCCTGGAGCCTCTACGCCGCATCTTGGATGACTACAAAGATGACTTCACACCCAATGTTAAGATCACATGGGAAGACATCTCTATTGACCGTCTGCTTGAGGCTAACGATCTACAGACACAGTGGAAGTTTAACATCCCTAGTCTACAGCGTAAGGTCGAGGGTGTTAGTGGGGGTCACCTACTTCTGGTTGGCGCACGTCCCAACACAGGTAAGACATCCTTCCATGCATCACTGATTGCTGGGCCTGGGGGTTGGGCGCATCAAGGAGCCAAGTGCGTAGTCTTGTGTAACGAGGAGGCATATGAGCGTGTAGGCGCACGTTACTTGAGTGCTGCTGCTGGTATGACTATGGAAGAGGTTAAGGGTAACGTGACGCTGGCCCGTTCACGCTATGAGCCAGTACGTAAGAACATCCGTATTAAGGACAGCACAAACAAAGACATGCAGTGGGTTGAATCCCTAGTGAAGCAAGAACGTCCTGACATCCTGATCCTAGACATGGGTGACAAGTTTGCATCTAAGACCAGTGACAAGTCAGACGTATACCTCAAGGATGCAGCCATCTATGCACGTAACATCGCTAAGCAGTACAGTTGCTGCGTAGTCTGGATGTCACAGCTAAGTGCGGTAGCAGAAGGTAAGGTCATTGTGGATCAGTCCATGATGGAAGGCTCCAAGACAGGTAAGGCTGCTGAAGCTGACCTGATGGTCTTGATCAGTAAG